ACAATTCCGGCGGGTCGCAACACGGGAGCCAACTATATCTGGGTTATCGTCGATGCGGGTAGCACCGCCGGACAAGGAGCGCCCAATGAAATCAACGACCGATCAAATATGGTCTTCACTGTGACAACTGGCCCAGGAAATTTACCCTTGTTGACTGGCATGTCCGCCTATCAGCGTTCCGATACAAAACAAGTGCAAGTCTCGTTCGACTTGGGAGGATCCGCCGCCGCCATCGCAGTTGCATTCTCATCGAATGGTGGTTCCTCTTGGGATATTACGCCTCAAGGCGGAACACTCAGCGGTGACTATGGCAGTGGTATTGAGGTTGGGTCTCGGTCAATTCATTGGAACGCAGCAGCACAGCTAGCAGCATCCACTTACGGAAACAATTTTCGCGCTAGGATTATCGCATCTTCGGGCAATGTCGCAGTGACAAATGTGTCGGCACCATTCACAATTGATCTTCGCGGTTTGCAGGGGGGGCTGACAGTTGTCGGGAGAGTGTTGAATGCAGCAACACGACAGCCAATTAACGGGGCGAGTATCGGTCTAGCGGGGCAGAACGCCACTACGCTTGCGGATGGTAGCTTCTCTATGATAGGTATTGCGCTGAATGGGGGCAACACAATTACCGTGGGGAAAACGGGGTTCGTTTCTTATCAGGAGCTGGTTTCCTTCCCGGCGGGAGCAACACGAGTTGTTGTGCCTGATATTGCTATGCAACCAGCGATAGGGACTAAACCCATCGTCACCGGTGTTAGGGCTAAATACGATGGGCTTTTTCTGTCTGGCGCGTCAATTGCCAATGATTACACAGCTTCGGTTGACTGGCGAGGACAGACCCCGAGTAAGGTTCATTTCTACTGGGGTCGGATCAGCCCGCAGCATCTCGTTATCAATACCGCTGGGAATCAGGCGACCGCGCCCATCAACATGGCAAATGGATTTGTGGGCGATTTCCTGTTTGGGGACAAGCTTACGATTAAGGCTGAGGATGCCACGGGGCAACTTTCCGACTCCTTTGTCCAGCCCGTGAATGTGATTCCCATGCCGTTCTTTCTTGTGGACCAAGGGATATTACTCCCATTTACGTTCATTCCTGGCAATGACCCAAAGATTTCGTGGGAATTCAACTTCCCTCAAACGGCGCGCGACGTCCGAAACATCCCGTTTATTGGCGAAATCGGACCTGATTTCGGATTCGAGATAGCTTTCGATTATTTATTGAAGAGCGGTGAATGGGGAGTTTTTGCAGGCGAGCAGTGGCAGGACCGCCCGCATTTCCGTTCTGGCAGGCGGCCAAACGCGCCGAAGTTCTTTCTCGGAAACGTTGATATTGATTTTGCGTTCGGTGGAAAAGCGGAAGGTGTTGCTTCCCAAACGCGAGGTATTGTATTGGACCGTGTGGGCGTGGAACTTGACGCCAATGCACAGGCCGAGATTCTTGCGTTCTACTTTACCGACTACGTACCAGGCGGACAGATCATCCGTGTTCTTGATCAACTGAAGCGCTTCGGCATCGACATTAACAACATTCAGAAGGTCACAGTTTATGGTAAGCTCGACACGAGTCTTTCCGCGATGGTCAAGTTTCCATCCCTAAAATTTGACAACGCTACAGCTTCATTTAAGCCAGGCGTTGAGGCTATGTACGAGCCGAAACTCGGAATTGTACAAGGCGAAATTGGTGTTGGCGGCGCGGTGAATGTGGAAGCGCTACTTGCCCCAGACTTCGTCATAGACAAGATCACCGGTGAGATTCTGATGAAAATCAAGTTCGACGTATGGGGACTACCTCCCTATGTGGAGAATTTCGTAATTATCAACCATACGATTTATGAGCGGACGGCGATGGGACTGCGCTCTGCTTCCGATGTTGACGCCGGTGAAGCGTTACCGGGCTACGAAGGCTGGCTAGTATATCGCGTGAAAACGGGAACAAGCGAGAACTTGAGCCGTGAATATCTCAAGTCAGGCGCGGAAGGCTTTGCGGTTGCATCTACCGAAGCGCGGACAAAGTCGGTATTGTCGGGCGGGACGTTGATTTCACCGCTCGATGCATTCCTATTTATAAAGCATCCGGTGACGGGGAGCAACAAGCCGTCTCTTATGGGCAAGAGCGGGGCAAATCCCCCGCAGTTGATGCAGGTAGACTTGCCGATAATCACGAATTCTATCCCACATTCCGAGCCGTGTCTTGCGGGAATTGGTCAAGAATTGATGCTTCTTTGGGTTGCTGACAACGCGAACACGAATGCCCTACAATACTCGGATATCCGATGGACTCGATTTGACGGAACGAATTGGAGCTCGCCGACCTCGATTGTCAACGACACGCGGGCAGATTTTGCCCCACAGGTGGCCTTTGATGGTAACGGAGACGCACTAGCGGTATGGCAGAAGGTCACCAATCCTAATTTCACCAATGCCACATTGTCGGCGATGGCGGCGGAAATGGAAATTGTCTGGTCGCGATGGATTCGGTCGTCAAATACATGGACAGTACCGTCCTCCTTGACCACGAACGCGTATTATGACGGTTCGCCGATGCTGGCTGGTCCACTAACCAATGGCGATATGTTCGTTGTGTGGACTAGGAACCAAGCGAATCTGCTCATGGGAACGGGTGAGGTTGGAAATGTCGCCAACGATTTCATTCTTTGCTCTCGATGGAGCGCGACGGGTAGAACCTGGGGTGCATCAACCGTGATCGTCAGTAACCTTGCGCATAGACTTTCACAGAGCTTTGCGGGAATTAGTAACCGTGCTGTTTATGCATGGTCAACGGATGCAGATGGTGTGATGACAAACGATGCCGACCAAGAAGTCTATGCGCGGGTCTGGTCAAATGGCGTGTGGAATGCAATCCGGCGTTGCACCAGCAATAGCATACCGGACAAGTCCGTCCGCGCCGCCGTCTCACCGCAAGGCGATATTCATCTTGTCTGGCGGCAATCATCAGAACTTGTGTCCTCGGTCAATCTTGCGACCAATGCGCGCTTTGTTCGCGCGAATTCTTCGAGTGTGGGCTTTGCGGATTTCGCAATGACCTATGGCCCACAAGGCAACATGGTCTTGTTGTGGCAAGAGATGACGACTAACGGTTCCGACGCTCATTATTCGGTATACGATCCGAATTCAGTCACATGGAGCAAGGATGCAACGTTCTTCAACGATTCCTCTTTGGAGCGATCTTTCTCTCCTGTGTGGGATAGTTTTGGACAGCTAAACTTTGCCTACAACAAGGTTGAAATCATCATCACGAATGAAACAGTTGAACTTGAAGGTGGTGGCTCGGTGACTGTCTCAAATGTCCCACAGCAAGGCCGGGTTGATATCGCAGTCGCGGTTCGCCGTTTGATTACCGATGTTGCCATCTTGCCAGGTAACTTTACGGTCCAAGGCGCAAACTATCTGCCTGGCGATGCACTGACACTTTCTGCCATAGTGCGTAATGCGGGCGATGTTGCCGTTAGCAATGCAGCGGTTTCCTTCTACGAGGGAAATCCTGCTTACGGAGGGGTGCTGATTACGAATCTCACTTGGTCCGGTTGGCTTGAGGGAGCGGCAACTAACGCAATTCTGTCCGCCGTGTGGGTGGTACCGGAACCGGCGACGAATCGGACCTTGTACGCCGTGGCGAACCCAGCTCAGGTGTTTGCGGAATTCACGTTTATCAACAATACTCAGGCGGTGAACATCGGTGGGGTTGATCTCTCTGTTTCGATGCTGGCGGCCACGGCTGAAAAAAGTGGCAGTATGCGAGTGATTGCTCAAGTTCAGAATATAGGCGCACCGGGTGCAGCCATCACGACGCTTGCACTTCGCCGCCAAGGCCAAGACGGGACACCGTTGGCCACGGTCGAAGTGCCCGCTCTTGAGCCGGGTTTGTTAGCGCAAGTCTCAATAGATTTGCCCGAAAGCACACAGCCGGAGGGTGAAGCCTTCTACACGCTCAAAGCCGATGAATCCGGTGTTGTCCCGGACATAGAGACGAATAACAATACGGCATCCTTTGCCGTGAATTTATGGCTCGATAACGACGCGGACGGCATGCCGAATTCTTACGAGACGGCAAAGGGATTCGATCAGAATAACCCGAACGATGCAGCGGACGACGCTGACGAAGACGGTATGAGCAACTACGCTGAGTGGCGGGCGGGTACAGATCCCCATGACGAGCATTCATACCTGATAGTTGATAGCCTGGCGTCAATGGGTGCCGATCCGGCGACGGGTGGGTTTAGGCTTACGTGGGGTTCCGTGTCCAACAAGTTTTATCGCATCAATCGCGCGACAGACCTTGTTAACGGACAAGGATTCTCGCCAATAGAGCAGCACATCTTGGCAACGCCACCGGCCAACACATACCAAGACACGTCGGTGGCGACCAATGCCGGCCCTTACTTCTACAGGATTGAAGTCGAATAGAAGATAAGAAGTCGCTTGCTGGTTACCAGTCCTTCCACACAGGCGCGCAAAACGCGTTTATGGCGTGACCAGTGCGTAATCGGCGTCGCGGCAAAATGCAGATAAGCGCCGCCGAAAACGCAAGCGGATAGTAAGCCGAGCATCAACTGAGATGGCCCGTGTAGTTCGTCACGTAGTTGATTGATATCCATCTTTGGAGGATACCTTTCGCATGGTGGTCGGCAATGTGGATCGAGTCCGGGCAACTTGCGGATGAAAACCGAGGCGCAAAAGTTCGGCCTCAAGCGCCGGTTGATTGATCTCCCAGGAAGGCCGCCATGTTTTGAGATAATTGTCAAGGTGGGACCAGCGAGCGTTTACGTCTCGATGGGCAAAAAAATCCCACCAGACGATGCAAGCGGCCTGCACGCGAAGGACAGGATCGGAAATCGCTTCGATGGACATGCGCCATTCCTCTGGATTCCGACGATTCAGACGGACCCTCGCCTTGCGCAAAGCAAGACGATGACGGTTCTCCGGTTTAGCTTTCGTCGTCATGATGGAATACCTCCTTGCGGGCGGTTCTGCACGTGCCGTGCTGAAAATCCGCGAGCGTTATTTTGTGATTGAGTAGTTCGGGTAGAAAATGGCGAGGATCGATGGTGGCCAGGTGCTCGGCCTCCATTAGGCCGCACCCACATGATTGAGGCTCGGCCAATTCACGGCAGTAATGGTGCTGGCACTTCTCACACCAGTACACAAAGAGAAGGTGATTGAATCGAGTCGTCATTTGCATACTCCTTGATTTTTTATGATCAGTTGGTCGGTGGTGTATTCAGAAGTACATCGGGTTTTCCTCCGTAACAAAAACCGGACCAAAGAGATGCAATTCAGAGGTACGGTCTCAACACTCTGGCGTCTGGTAATATCCGCAAATAAACGAACAAAATAATCTATATGTATTATTGTACCTTTATATTTCATACGCCTCATTATGAACGGGTTACAATGGAACATGGTCTGTACCTCTGATGTGCTACGTGTACCTTTACTCCGGGATGATCAAATACGTATGGGAACCCTCTTTCGATATCCGGATTTCGCCTCGGTATTCGAGTTCTCGAATCACTTCTTCACGCTGGATGAGTTTCGTCCGCCGGCATTTCATGTGAATGTGGGTCTTGCTGCACTTCCCCCCGGCATCCTTCACGATGGTCAGGATTTTCTTACAGAGCGCCTCATACGCTTGCTGGACCGGATCGAAGCACAGGTTGTCGAGGGCCAGCTCGGCTTGGGCGAAAAACCACTGGCAGAGAATTTCCGCCTTGGCCCAACCAATGTCAGTCAGCACCGGCGTTTCGGTCGGTATGGAGTCGTGCGGAATGGAAAGCACGAGAGCCAACCGTGGATAGTACTCGTTGCAGATTCTTCTCCACGTTGGTTGCGGCTCCGCCTTGTGGCCGATGAATAGTTCGGCCAATTTTGCGGCATATCGGAACGGCGGCGTCACCGTTCCCCGTAACGCACCGAGTATGTCGATACAATGAAGAAGCTCGAGGCATTCGGGTTTCAAGTCCCGACAAACCGGATTTCCGAAATACTCGGAGTCGACTACAGCCATGAGAAACCGGCCGATGAAGCCCGAATCGAGATCGGATCGTTTGCACTTTGTTTCGAGCACACCGGGCTGCACGGCGGCGAAAATATTCGGAAAGCAATAATCGGATTGCCGGGGTCCATTGTTCTTCGAGCGTTGCGACATGGCATGGATAAAAAACCCCTTGTTGAATGCATTGGTTAAAAAACCAGCCGCCCGGCTCTGCCAGTGGCCTTCCTCCAACCAATTCGACATTTCTGAAATAGACAACAATCCGTTGGGAACCGACATGTAGGCATCGGCAATGCCTTCTTCGCTGCCGGCATTGCCAATGAGCCAGCGTTTCTGCTGGGCCACTTTGTCGATCAGGTTGCCGGCATCCTTCCCAATACCGCTCGGTGCAATGATCAGGGTCCAGAAGTTCGCCACCTGGCCGCCGGCGGTTAATATCCTCAACCGGGCCGCATCGGCACCGGCCAGCACATATTGACCAATCCCTTGCGGTTTATCCTCTTTCTGACTCAACGCGCAGCCTGCGATCGTCAGTGCCTTCATCAACGCAATCGACAATGGAAGCGGTGGGTCCATGGGAGAACGAAGTGCCTCCACCATCCGGTGAAGGATGGTCCCTTCGATTGCGTTTTCGACATGGGCCAACGTCACATTGCGCCATGGCGCCAGACTCTTTGATGCGATGGTTTTGGAAATCGGCTTCTCGGGTAACTCGTACACGGTGCCGTGGTCAATGTGCGACCAAGTGCGTTCCCGGTAATCGGTCCGCTTCCATTTGTCGCGGACCAAACCACTTCGAGAGAATAACGCTATCGCCTCGGCTTTATTTCCACCGGTCCAGAAACGAAGGATGGAAAGCAGAGCAGCATCCGCCTCTGACTGAGACCCGTACTCGGAAAAATCTCCCTGCCATAGCCGTTCGAACTTATCGGCCTGTGTACTGGCCCGAATTCTTTCCAGCACATCGGGAAAATCGGATGCCTCGCTACCGGCGAGGAATGATGACAGGTCAACCGATTGCGGGAGTTCATCCGGAAACATGTGTGCCATGAAGTGGTCCAGTTCGGACTGGCATTCACGAATAGGTTTCTCGTGCAGGACGTCGCCGGTCATAATGAAGTAGCGATCCTGATCGTACACTTCATACATGGAGTTTCTTTTCCCGCCGTTGATCTTTCCCTTCCCGATGATGTGGGCACCTTTACCGGACTGGCTGCGTTCCGCATAGGTGTCCATGTAATCGATCAACTCGCGATCGATATGCCCATCCATATCGAGGCCGAAGTAAGGATCATCGGGTGAAAAGACGAAACCGATGCCATGAAAATTCACGGCACTTTTCACGGCCTGCTCATAGGTTGACCAGGTAGTCGGATCAGTTGCACTGGCCAGTTTGCCGTTTCGGGCATTGATCGGCAGTTTCACTTTTTTGCCGGCGCGGTCCTGCAGGGACCAGCAAACCCACTGTTTCAGATCTTTCAACTCCTGCGGGATATTTTCAAAAGGCATACGAAATGACCTCCGGGTATTTGGAATGACGAACGGTAATTTTCTGGGGTTTCAAAATGGCATCGCGACGGGTTAACGCGTCATCCACTGACACCGGTGCGGGAAGCAGTCCCCGCCGGGCAAACCAAGCTTGTGCCTTACTGGCGGCAAAGCCGTGATGCTCGGGGCAGACCCATTCGGAAAACTTGGCAGGAATGAATCCGTCCTGGCAAACGTACGACACCTTCAGGGAGTCCGGCTTGCCGGGCTTGCGATGACGGTCGTACCGGACATCGAGCACATCGTATTGTTCGATCCTCAGTTCAATCGGATCGGCCCCGTCATCCGCGGTGGCCTCATGGTTGATAGGCTTGGGTTCGGCAAAAACATATCCGCATTCGCACTGGCGTTTAGCACAAGGCAAAATCGCGCCGCAATCTGGACACGTCTTTATCGGCGCGGGACCTTCCTTGGAATTGACCGAGGTAGCGGTAATCGAATCGATTGGTCCATGCCGACGGACGTTGCCGCCAAAATCAAGCAACAGACAGGATGCCTTGTCGGGATGTAGTCGCAGGCCGCGACCGACCATCTGAACAAACAGTCCTGGACTTTGGGTCGCCCGCATCAACGCAATGCAATCCACGTTGGGCGAATCAAAGCCGGTGGTTAGCACATCGCAGTTGACCAGAAAACGCAGGTCACCGTCGCGAAACTGCTCGATCATGTGAATGCGATCCTGCTTCGGAGTTTTGCCGGTGAGCATCAGGGCATTCGTTTGCCCCTGAGCGGCCAACTCGTGCATGACCATCCGGCAGTGTTCCACTGAGCAACAAAAGATCATGATCTTGTTGCGGTCGGCAGCTTTGGTAAGAACGTCGGTTACCGCTCGCTGCACCAGTTCCGCCTCGCAGAACCGGTCGGACATTTCCGATGTGATAAATTCACCGCCACGAGTATGAAGGCCGTCCAGGTCCGCCTCCGTTCCACGGTACGAATGAATCGGACAGAGAAAACCCTGTTCGATCAGATCGGCAGTTCGGCACTCATAGACCAGATCGTCAAATATAGCTTCGTCACCCTCGTGCAACAGTCCGCCATCCAGCCGGTACGGCGTAGCGGTCAGGCCGCAGATTTTCGCCTCAGGAAGCCGGTCGAAGATCGCATGGTATTGACCAAGCGAGCCGTGAGGAATCCGGTGCGCTTCGTCCACAATGATCAAGTCGTAGGTCGGCAGGTCCCTGGCACGGGCCAGCGACTGCACGCTGGCCACCGTGATCGGGGCAATCTCCTTGCGACCGAATCCGGCGCAATACAAACCCACCGGCGCGCCGGGAATTGCCTGCTGAATCTTTTCGGCATTCTGGAGAAGCAATTCTCGGACATGCGCGAGGATCAGAATATGCGTGCCGAAGTATTCGAGAGCCCGCCGACAAATTTCGGCAATGATATGACTTTTACCTGAACCAGTGGGAAGCGAAGCAACCACATGGCGATACAGGTTGTTCCAGATAGCCTCGACGGCTGCGAGTTGGTAAGGACGAAGCACGGTTATTCCCTCCGGGTCGCCGGGTCGGCGACAATGGTTCCGTTGAAGGCTTCGACTACCTTCTGGACACTAGTTGGAGCCATGACTTTCTTCACCGCATACTCGCCGCATCCCTCTTTCTGCTCGTGGTACGACAGAATCCGCATATGCAGCGCACAGTTCCAAAATCCGTCTTCCGAGGCGTAACCATGTTTGCAGGATCGGCAGGATCGAAGCGGCATTTTCTCGCCGTGGCAGATTGCTTTGACGTTGCACATCCGGCAGATAAAGAAATCAGGCGACTCGTTGATCCGGTCCGGCGGCTCCTCGTTCAGGATCAAGTCCTTGGCCAACTGGCGGTAGGACACAAACACATGCTCATCGAACTCCACCCGCTCGCAGTGAATTTCATCGGTTTCTTTGCAGACGGTAATGTACATAGCCCGGTCCAACTCGGCGTAACCCATGTACATCTGCATTTGGACAAAGTGCTGAGGTTTGACCGCCTTCACACCCAACTCGACCAGCCTCTTGAAATCTTTGGTGTTTGATGTCTTGAACTCCACCACATGCCATTGCTTCGGCGCTTCCGAAAAACCACAGGCGGCAGCGTCCATGCTGCCTCCGAAGTGACCGCCGACATCAGCAAAGTTGAATTGTTTCCCGGTCTCGGGATCTCGGTCGTAGATTTCCACACCAATGGCGCGAAGATCGTCAATAATCCAGCTCTCCTCCCGGCGGCCACGTTCGAACAGCCGGAGCATGCGGCCATCGAACGCCTGTTCGGCGGCCCAGCGAAACGACAACCAGTTCGAGCGGTCGCACTCGTGGCCTATTTGGGACATACCGAGATGCTGACGCAGTTTGCCGGACTCGCGCTGTTCGTAGAGCGAGTAAATTTGATTTGCTGTCTGATGGGTGGGTGGTGGTATGGCAGTCATAAAAAATCCCCGCGTGAAGGATGCGCGGCCCCCGTCAGTGATTACTTGCGTTTCCAGGGCGGCGTCGACTTGGCCGCCGGTGGCGGTTCGGCTTTCGCGGCGGGTGCTGGAGAACCCGTCGCTTCCGAGAATCCACGAACCTGATTACGGGTCGGGTCCTTCGGGTCGATCTTCACAGAAGCCACAAAGGGCTTGTCGTGGAGATCGGTCGAATCCTTCGGCTTCAACACGCCCACGGCAGAACACAATGCCTTCAGCTCGCTGCGGCCAATACGCTCAGCCTCTGCGTTCTGATTGACGATGTTCAGGTTCGCCCAGATCAGGCGATTGGTGTATTCGCCGTCGATGACCTGCATGGTCAGCGACAAGTGTTGGCCGGAGCCGGACTTGTTGTCCTTCATCGCCGAATCGGTAATTACACAGGTGTACTTACCGGCCGGCAACGGGGTGTTGGTGCTATCGGGAACCTCATCGGGTTTCCATTCGTTTTTCCAGAACTCATTCATATTACTGCTCCTTCGTTATTTGGTTGATGGCTTTGGTGTATTCGTCCCAATCGAGCGGAAGCTCGTAGGGAAGCTGTCCATAGACACCGCGACCACCGCCGGGATGGGTCGGGCGTTTCTGGGTAAAGAGGACGCGCTCATCGCGCAGGATGGCCTTGCGGGTTTGCTTGAAGCCCTCCTTCTCGGACTTGGTCGCGACCTTGCAATTAGCGAAGAGAATGCTGTCGGCCCAGCGCATCAGCGTAGATGCAGCCTGGCGATTCAGATCGAGAACGTATTGGTCATACGAGTCGGTCAGCGGATCGGTGAAAGTCTTCACCGTCACGTGACAAATCAGGATCGACGCCATACCCTTGTCACGCAAGGCATCCAATCCGGCCAATAGTTCGCGAACCTTATGATTGGCTTCCACGTAGCCTTTGCCGAAACCGCCACCAACTTTTTCGATGGAATCGACGCCGTGCTCTTTACAAACCTTGTCCCAGATCAGCGGTTCCAACGTGGACATCGAATCGATGACCAGCGTCTGGAGTTTGTGATCCTCGTTGTAAAGTGCCTCAATGTCCGCCATGACATCGTCATAAGCTGAGGCAACGGGAAACTTCGACACGTCGATGGCATCGACGCCTTCTTCGCCTTTAACCGGAATCACCACGGGTGATTCAGCGCTGGCGGCAAATGTGGATTTACCGATTTTCTCGGTACCACATAATATGATTCGGGGCGGTCGAGAAACCGGTCCCGATGTGATTTCACTGAGCTTCATGTGCGTTCTCCTTCATGGTTGGGGTTTGGGTTACATATGGGCGAATGGTGACGATGGCTCCTGGGCGGGATTTGTCGGGGTTGGGAAGAAACTCCCACACCTCGCGGCGGACTTGGCAATCATCCACCCAGACACGCTCGGCGGCCGAAATACCGTCCTTCAGATTTTTGGAGTAATTCAGATCCCTGTGCCGGTTATCCGGCTCGGTGATCTGAACGATCAGTTCCAGCGGATCGGTGGTATGGCTCCACATCTGGTGGTTCGCCGCCGATTTCGCGAGCAAGCCGACAATGGTCTTGGCCTGCCGGTACTGGGGCGATAGCACGAACTTCCGGGAAAGATATTTCCGGTTGTCTGAGCACAATGCTTTCCACGGAATGAATAAAGAAAGCTGATTGGATGCAGAAGCGGCGATCATGAGCCGACTCCAGCCAGTCGATCGAGATCACAGCGACGGACTTTGAACGAGCCGGGGCGGAATTCGATCGGGGTGATGCGGCCACTCTTGATAATTCTCCAGAGTGAACTGCGAGAAATACCCGCATATTTTGCGCCTTCGTCCATTCCCATCAGCAAAGGGCCGGCGGTCACAGGCGCGGGCTCCACTTTGTTCTCAAGGATCGCGTCAATGCGGGCCTGAATATCCGGAGGGGCCTGCAGGATTTTCAACATTCGGTCGTTTGGACTAAATACGGGTTTCATGAGCGGTCCTTTCAGTGGGTGAAAAGCTCGAAGACGGATTTCTCCAAAAAGGAGGAAATCCGCTGTTTGGTTTCTGGATCGGGGACGGATCGCCCGGTTTCAATCCGTGAGATATCGATTTCTTTTAATCCGACAGCTTCCGCAAGTTGGAGTTGGGTCAACCCCTTAGCCACTCGCGCTGTCCGTAACCTGATGTTCGTTGCCATGAGACAAGCTCCTGTTTATTACAGTGGCGGAACCATTCCGCCGCTTGCCCGGCATAGTTGGACATTTTGCGTCCAAGACTGGATAAACCGTGTCCAGAAACAAAAACCCCGTGAAGTAGTTAACTTCACGGGGTAAAAAGAAATCAGGGCGGGCGATGATTAGTCCGACCAGGAAACGCCATCCGGCGGCTCGTAGGTGAACGTCTGCGCGACTTGGGTGCGGATGCGCGACGATCGAGTGCCGGAGTAGCGGGAAGAAGGATCGATCAGGTGTTTCTGAAGATGGTCTGCAAAGGCGTGATACACGCCGTTTCCTTTGCCTTTGTTGTCTTGAAAGGAAGTAAGATTTTTCATCAGCCGCGTGATGGCTTGTCGCACACGGTCATATGCCTTGGTGGCATTGTTTTTCTGAGAAGCAACCGTCTTGCTGAGGTGTTCGTCAATCTGTTCGACGAGTTGGCGGGCCTCCCGTCGTTCCGTCTCATTCGCGTCGGAATCGTCCTCGACCGCTGCATACTTCCTTCTGATTTGCCAAAGCCGGCGCGCGCCATCCTGATCGTCAAGGCTTAGGTTCCTCTCTTGAAGGCGGGTGTGTCGGCCAAGTGTGATAGTTTCCCCGGTTTCCGGGTCCTCAATTACCGGTATTCCCTTCTTGTCGGCTTTCACATCGCATACCTCAGCCTCGATGTCGCATACGTGGATGGGCTGCTTCGGAGGGTTCTTCAGAAGGTACTCGACGAGTGAGAGCCCTTTCTCGTGCCCGATGGACGCGCGTTCGCCGTCGAATACGATCTCCCAGTTTCCACGGAACTGCCGCAGGCGGAAGGGTGGTCCTGGTGCTTCCGGAGCAATAGTGACCGGCGGCGGTGATACCGCCGGGATGCAAACGACACTCCCGGTCTCATAGACAATGCGTAGAAGGCAGTCGCCCGGCAGTGTCCGGTTGAAGATGGCGTCTACGTTACGGGCAAGCATGGCTTTGATTGCCCGACTCACTTCGTGTGCGTGCTTCTTGTAGAGGCCAAATACTCTATCTGCCGCGCTGGTAACATCGAGCCGGAGATAGCGCAGGCAACGTGCCACTTCGGGAAACTCCGTAAAGAAGTCCGCGATGTCATGCAGATTACCGACACTCGATGCCCGCGCAACATAGGTCGCGAGCATCGTCTTGTCTTCGTGCTTTGGGAAGGAGTCGGTAAATACGTCGCGGTCGTACTGCTCAATCGGATCGAGTGCATCCGCATTGGCAGCCACGACGGCGATACGGCGGTCAATGCACTGCGAGCAGGTGCCGCAATGAGAATGTTCCTTTGTGCGCGTCCAAGTGTGGGCGCAGCTCGTCGAAGGGCCGATAAGGTCGCCGCAACCGGCTTTGATGAGGTGTTCGATCAAATCCCCCTTCGTATGCCAGATATAAGGGTTCTCCACCGTGAATGCTTCGCCGGCAATCATTGTGAGCAGATCTTGGAACCCCTGTATCACTCTCGGGTGTGTCGTGCGTGTCGCCCGTGCGCCGATTACCTGGGGGCAGGTAGGAAGGTTCATGCTGACCACGCCGTTCTCGTAAAATCGGACGGATGATAACCCCAGCATCCGAGCCACGGTGGCACCGAGACAAACATACAGGAATGAACGGGTCCGCTGGGTGTAGTCTCGGTTCAGCTTCGACGATTTGTTGATCCGCACCGGGATGTGTGCGGGGCTGAACGAACCAGCCTTACCGGCCAGCAGCTTTTCCAAATCACGTAAGCGATTGTTGAGCTTGGGCGTAGGCCGATGGTTTACAAGAACGATGCGGTTCTTTTCGATTATGCTTTCCTGAACGGCACCCGCAAGGGAATCCAAACCGCCGGAATACATGACAACCTGACTTGGGCGCGTGCTTCTGGAAGCTGTGTCTGTGAGTTGCAGGTACTGTTGAAAGGGTGGTGCGCCTTGCGCAGGGTAGAAGGTGAACTCGAAAACATCATCCGAAAGGAACTCAAGCGTTGAAGTGAGCACCTTCAGAATATCGGCGGAACGCCACACATCGGGGCAACGGACAGGAATATGAAATCGCAATAATCGTCGCCAATGACTTCCCAACGAGTCCACATCGAGACCGCCCCGCGTCAACGCCTGGTCCGCACAATACACGTAAGCCGCGATTTCGAGCAGATCTTGGAATACCAAGGGCACATCACGCATCAGTGGCTTATGGATGTCGGCGATTTGCAGGCGCACGTTGCTATCGTCCTTGCTCCCCCAAAGGGTGAGGGCAAGGTGTCGCGCCCCGCTTTCGCCGGTGTCCTTCGGGCCGAAGCCGCCGCAGGTTATTACGTTCTCATTCTCCATTGTCTTCCGATTCCGTAAGCATGGCTGCCCGCATTTTTTCCAAGGCGTACCATCCGAAGCCACCTGCCGACTCGCGCGAGATGTCGCCCGCTTCCTCAAAATTGTGTTTGGAGTACCAATCCCCGCTGTATTTCTCCACGATAACCGAAGACTCATCGCAATGCTGTTTCATGGCCAGTTGGAATTGCATCACTTGGTTTGTCGTGGCAAAAGCCTGCCCCTCGCCAATGTGGCTACTCAGCGTCTTGGAGAGAAAGTAGCCCATGAACTCATTCGAGACATGGGCGAAGAAGGACCGCGATAGCTCACCGAATGACTTTTTCTTGCGCAGATCGAGAAGAGCCGATCGGACATCGTTCTCGGTAGGGGCGAAAAGCTCTGGGAGACGGGCTTTCAGGTGTTGGGTCACAGCCCGGATCAATGACCGTTGGGCCATTTCTCCGAAATCTGAGCGCTCCTTGGTCCCGGCAAGCCGCCGGTCCATCGCATCGTTTAGGGCGACGATCACTTCCGGCAGGGAAGCATCCTTCGGGATATGAACGCCGATCTTGGCAAGGTGTGCGGCGGGATCTTCCTTGGAAGCTGCGACGGCAAGTTGAGTGAGGATATGAACGGCTTCGCAGAAGCCGGTGTCGTGCTGCGCGGTGGTGAGGGCTTTCTCCGATGCCCGGATAGTTGCGTCAGCAACCTTCTCGACATCCGCCCCGTTGGCAACAAGGCTCGCAACCTTCTGCCATGTCCGGGACTTCGGAAGTCTTTTCAGTAGTACATGACCCATAAATCGAGTCTCCGCTTGGAGTTATCACACAAAAGCTTCACTACATACAATGCGAGGGATTGCTCTTTCGGACATACTCAGGTTGCGATGTGAGGACGCGTCCTTTAGGTTATGCTGGTCGTAGATTCGAATGAGGTTCCTAAGCAGTCCCTCTCCCGTCACGGAGCTCCTTCGCAACTGGTTTAGTTCTCGTTTCACGGCGCCCGTGAGTGGTCCCCGGAAGGCCTTCTCCAGAACGTTTACGTTCTGCTTGATGTCTTCGTCTTGCGTGGTATCAAAAAGGATTCGCAGTTCCCGCAAAACGTAGAGTTGGCCGTGAGTCAGGTTCGCCGTGTAGGTTCGTTCAGCCTCACGGTGCCGAACTTCCTCTGCGAACTTGCGCTGAATCGCCATGACCGCCTTGTTGTAGCCCACCGGCAGCGGTGCAGCTTTGGCGTCGGGGGCGCACTTGACGGCACCGACCACCTTGGGTACGTCCCGCGAGATGACTTCACTCTTCTCGTCGAGCAGGAATAACTGCTGAAAACGCCCTGCCTGGCAGAAGACATATAAACCACGTTGTAGGGAAGTTCGGGCCGTCCTGATTCCGTCCCTCAGACTGGCAATCCTTTCGTATTCGCCGGGGTTATCTTTTCGTAACTGCCGCAGGATTTCCTCGGCTTCGTTCAGGTCGAGGAACTCGTCATCCGCGCCACCCCACAGGTCGAGTTGGACCGGAGTTCCGCCACGAGTTTCGTAGATTGCGTACATGGCCTCCGGGTTCAGTTTCTCGGTGCCATCAAGAATCGCGGAATCTTCCCCGATAGTGTCGTGGATTTCCTGAATGCGATTGTGAAGTTTGTCCTTTAGTCCGAGATTCTTGTCGAGTTTGGTTTCCGGCAGAAAGTTGAAGCCAAAAATGAGTTCGTGTTCCGACCCGATACGGTCAATGCGTCCGAAGCGTTGAATCAGCCGGACCGGGTTCCAATGCAGGTCATAGTTGATGATGTTGTCGCAGTCCTGAAGGTTCAAACCTTCGGCGAGAACGTCCGTGGCAATCACCATCATCAGTTCGGCCTCATCCTTAGGGAATTGGTACTCCGGATTCGCCTTCGGCGCGAAACGGCCGACAACCTTCTCTTTGCTCTTGTCGCCACTAAAGATGACTTCGATATCGGGGTGCTTGCCATCGGGGTTCAGATTGGTAAAGAGGTATTTCGCTGTATCAGCGTACTGCGTGAAGATAAGCCGCTTAGCCCCCTTCAAGGGTTTATCTGCAAGGCGCTTCTTCAATGTTTGGAGTTTGGCGTCTTTCTCCGGGGTGATGGGCGAAACCAGTGTCAGAATCTTCTGAAGGAGTTCGATGTCATGCTCGATGTGCGCCCGGAGTGTAATCAGGTCAAAGTCGCCGGCATCGTACCGTTTGGAAACCTCCCGGAGGGCGTCTACCAGGTCGCCTTCTTCCAGAATATCACTGTCGTAGAGAAGATACTGCGCGTCCTCGCCCGCCGGTACGAAGCCCGCGTCTAACGATGCGACGAAAGTTTGATGCATTTTGAGGAGCCGCGTCACCGTCTCCTTGAATGCATACACGCTGGATTCAAATCGCTTGAAAAGCAAAACACGCATCAGGCCGCGCAGATTTGCCCCGGCGCGTTGGAGACTTGTATAAGGTTCCTTCTTCTGTTTATCTGCGCTGACGTAGTGCCAAAGTCCATATCGGGCGTAGGTCAGTTCTCCATCGGACAGGGTTTTAGCCGGTTTCCCCTTTCTGGGTTTTCCCAAATAGCCGCGCAACTCTTGATAGAGTCCCTGATAGGTGTCCTCAATGCTATACTCGATAGTTTCCAATTCGCGCTTGGGGAAGAACTGGTGTTTTCCGCCGACCAATACGTAAGCCTTCCGTGTACCTTGGAGATATTCCTGAAAAAGATTCGGATCAACTGGTTCGTGAGTTTCGGCGTCGAAACCATACCAGCGTAGGATGTGCTGCCGGGTCCGCCGAACGAGAATATGCGCCAGCAAGTCCGGGAGTTTTCGTTCTGTCTTATCGATGAGTTTGAAATACTCCTTCAGATTCGGCGGATCAACCGGCAAGTCGGTCCGGTCGTCCTGATGAAAAAGTTTGATTTGGTGATAAACGTCCCAAGCACTCTTGTTCCGGGGTGTTGCCGTCAAAAGACAGCAACGCCGCCCGGTGGAAAGAAAGGTCTGGACGACCTTGTAACGCTGCGTGTCCGGGTACCGGAGATTGTGGCTCTCGTCCACGAGGACGAAGTCCCGATCTCGATATAACACGTCGTTAAGAAGGCGGGTCACACCAGCCTCATCATCTTCCCGAAGGAAGCCCATGGATAGGACACGCGCATTGAGTTGGTATACCTCATCGTAGCGTTTCCACATTTCCACCAGCGGAGCCGGGCAAAGGATCAATGGTCGGGCGTGATCGGTGCGCTCGAAGTGTTTTACGATGGCTGCGCCAATGTAGCTCTTGCCTAAGCCGACAACATCGGATACGAATGCGCCGCCAAAGTCTCTGACCATCTGGACGGCCTGACGCACAGCCACCTTCTGGAAACTTGCCAGTTTGCGAAAGATGTCATCATCCCAAAGCAGCTCCGCTTCGTCCTCAGATTCCAGTCGGTCACGGACAAGCGAGTAAAGCGTCTTCATATAGATGTCGTAGGGGCGAACTTCGGCCGCCGCCCATGACTCTTTGAGTTCCATCATTAATGTCTCGTCGAACTCCTGTGACTCCTTCCAGAGGTCATCAAACCACCGGACCAATTCCCCATGGTTCTGGTTTCCCTGAACAATCACGTTCAATTCGGTATTGTGGGTCAGACCAGCCAATGTCAGATTGGAGGAACCTACAACCGCAATGCCTTTTTCGTGTCGGTCAATTTCCTTGCCGACCAGATCGAACACTTTACCGTAGTCGCAGATGTATGCTTTGGCGTGTAGACGTCCTTTTGTGAAGACGCGAACCTTGAGTCGTTTCTCCTCGATCATGCGAATCAACCCGGCGATGAGCTCCTGTGCGTCGTCCGTTTGATCCATCAACTCGACGGAGTTCCGAAGATTCCCTGCTGTCTCCTGGGTCATTTTCCCGGTATCCGTGCGTTTGGGATAAACCTGTTTCTCAACTTCCTCCGCCGCTAGGTCAATCCTGCGGTAACCTTCGGCCAACATCTCGACAGTCTCGCGGTTTGTGGTGTTTCCGATGAGCAGTCGCAGTTCTTTCAGGTTAAGAATTCGCTTTGCCACACTTGTCAGGCCTGACAAAAACAAATAGCCGACCGCAAATCGGGCGCGTTCGCTGGTTCCGAGCATCTGGGCCAGATGGTCAACCAGTTTCTCAGTGCGGTTGTCGATGATGTCGTGGGTTGGCATTTG